GAGCTTGAGCACCAGCCCCGCGCCGTCGTAGCCGGCCGGGATGGTGATGGGGTGAAGGAACACGGGGTTGGACAATTTCATCGGCGGCCTCCCACCTGGCGGCGTCGTTGCATGTCGTTGACCTCGCGGGCGATCTCCCGCGTGCCGATCTGGACGACGATGGTCTGGTTCGTGGCCTCTGCCCGGTCGGTCTTCATGAACTCCCGCGCGATCTGCTTCATCTCACTGGACTGCTTCTTCTCTGCGGCCGCAGGCGCGGTGTACGAGTCCCCGAACGCCGACATGGTGGCCCCGAGGGCCATGAGCCCCACGCCCACCGCGATGGCCAGGCCTCCGGACAGGCTCTTGATGGCCTCCAGCCCGAGCCCCGTGAAGACGAGGCCCTGCCCGATGCTGGCGAACATGGACCCGAAACCGGCCAGGGCCGCATCGGCGAAGCCACCCAGCGTCTCGCGGCCGCGCTGCATCTGCACGAACATGGTGCCCATGGACGAAGCCATCGCGAGGGAGCCCTGGATGCCGGTCTGGAAGGCCACTTCCCAAGCGTCCGCGAGCGACTGCGCCGCTGCACCCTCTCGCTCTGCCAGCTCCAGGCGCGCGCGGGCATCCTCCGCGAGGTCCCGGCTCATCTGCTTCCCGGCGGCGGAAGCTTCCTTCATCCGGGCGGCCGCGGCGTCCAGCGGGGACACAATCGCGTCGATGTCCGTCTTTGCCGCGGCCATCAGTTGCGTGTCCACCACCTGGAGCGCGGTGGTCAGCCCGCCCAGCGCCCCCAGGAACATCTCCTGCTTGCCCACGTACCCCAGGAAGGCCGCGCCGGTCTGGGCTTCCATGAAGACCACACCCTCCGCGAACTTCTTGAGCGCCCCACCCTTCGCCACCACATTGTCAATCCGGTCCTGGACCTTCTTCGCGGCCGTCTCGCGGTCCTGCTCCACTTTGGTCCGCTTCGCCAGGATGGCGATCTCCTCCCGCGACAGGCTGAGGATGTGCAGGGACTTCGCTGCGCGCTTGTCCAGCTCCTCGTTCATCGCTTGGAAAGCGTGCTTCGCCCCCTTGACTTTGCGGGTCATCTCGTCCGTGGACAGCGCCACGTCCCAGGCTCCCCGCCCGAAGTCCACCAGGGCCTCGGTCGCGCCGGCGGAGTGGATCTCCAGTTCCTCGAACTCTTTGGCAGCGTCGGCGGTGCGCTCCCGCATTTCGTTCAGGGCCTCGGTGTTGTCGGCCCCCATCTGCTGCGCCAGCTCCATCAGGCCCTCGACAGCCTTGAGCGCCCCGAGCTTGATGCCGGCGAAGGCAACGTGCAGGCCGGTAGCGGACAGGACCACCACGTCGATGGCCATCGCGAGCCCGGAGAAGCCGGTCACTGCCACGGTCACGAGCACAGCCCCGACGATCTTCAGCGCCCGAACCACCCCGGCCAGGGAGCTTCCGATGCTGGCCCCGCTCTGGGTGAACTTCGCGGACACCGCGTCGATGGTCGCGGTCAGCTCGTCCAGAGCCCCAACGCCTCCGTCGGCCCCCAGCAGGGCCTCCCCGATGCGGAGCTGGAAGTCCTGGTACGCCTCGTCCATGCGCTGGGTGGCGTCGCGGCCCTCCTGCGTGGAGGACACGACCTTCTTCATGGCGTCCACCGCGAACGCGCCCAGGGCCTTGTAAAGCTCGATGGCCTGGGTCACCCCCGCGGACACCGCGCCCATGGCTGCGCCCATGGCGGCCGTGCTCACCTGCGTCCCAATGGCAGGGCCGCCAGCGCCGGCACCACCGCCTCCGACCTTGTCCGCTTTGGCGGAGGCCTTATCAGCCTCCCGCCCCACGCGCTTGAGCGCGTCCGAAACGTCGTCCAGGCGTCGCTTGGCGTCGCCCCCCAGGTCGAGGATCAGTGTTTCGCGCACGGTCATGACGTCCTCCCGGCATCAGCGATCTCGTTGTCGATGGCAGCGTGCTCGCTCCAGACCGTTTGGACGGCCTCCAGCCATCGGGCGGGTTGGTCCTCCTGGCCGCCGGCCCGAAGCAAGACCCCGGTCTTGTCCGCGGTGGCGGCCGCGCGGATCCACCCCATAACCTCGGGGTGCTCACTGGCCTGGCGCATGGGGCAGGTCGAGGGCTTGCCCGCATCCAGGACGGCCTCTCGGGCCGCCAGGAAGGACTGCCACTGCGTCTCGGACGTGTTGCGCGGCCGCGCGGGTAGGAAGTCACACCGCCTCACCAGGCGGGTCTTCATTCCGCAGGCGTTGCAGTCGAGGGTCCCTGTGTATCCAGCGACCCGTCCTCGGACGGTTCGGACGGCCCGCCGGATGAGTCCTTTTCGGCCCTCGACAGCCCCAGGGATACGCCGGCCTCTTCGGACAGGATCTTGACCATGCTCAGAGGTAGGTGGGTCAGGACCTCGATGCGGACCAGGATGTCTTTGTCCTCGCGCAGCGGAGGCCAGAGGTCGCCGTGCGGCACGTCGTCCCCCTCCCACCGGTCGATGAGCAAGGCAAGGGCGAAGAGCCCGGCGTCCGCGAAGGTCCGCTCGCGCTCCGGGATGACGGACAGCACCTTCTCCTGACGCTTGAGCAGCGCCCCGATGGACGCCGCGGGCTCGGACTGCATGAGCGCCACCACCGTGTCTCCGAGTGGGATGCGCTTGAGGGTGAACAGGGACTGGAACATGGAGGCCTCCAGGGGGTGGGGCCTGGGGCCGCCCAGGACGGGCGGCCCGAGGGGTGGGGTTACGGGGTGACCTGGGTGCCCCAGATCATGCGGACGGCGTCGCCGGTGGGCTTCTCGCCCGTGAAGGCGCCGGACCCGATGTCGTAGCTGACGTTGCCCGAGAGGGTCCACGTCGCGTCGCCGTTGGCGTCGGACATCTTCGCGGTCTTGATGTGGCCCGTGAAGACCACGACCAGGTAGTTGCAGTCCGCGCTCGGCACGAAGGTCGAGGGGTCGAAGGTGACGCCCTCCACGCTGGACACGCCGATCACGAAGCGCAGGCCGTAGGGGCCGAAGGTCTGGACCGTCCCGTCCTCCGCCATGCCCATGTACTGGAGCGGGTCGAAGGTGTCGGGGTCCTGCATGTCGATCACGCACTCGAACGTCCCGGCCGTCGCGTTGGGCTTCGCACGCTGACCGCACACGCCCTTGCTGACGTTGATGCCCTGGTTGGCCTTGATGGTCAGCGAGCGCAACAGGCCCGTGGTGAAATCCGGGCTCTCCGTCAGCGTCTCCGCGATGATCTGGCACTGCACGCCGTTGCCGGACACGACGGTGGGCTGCGTGGAGAAGTCGTACTCGGGCAGGCCGTAGGCGCTGCGCGAGTTGGAGTGCGCGGGCTTCGAGCCCTTCGAGCCGCTGCCCTCAGCCGTGAAGAACCACCGCTCGCCGCCCGTCATCTCCAGGGTCGAGTCGCCCCGGCAGCCGTGGCCCTTGAGCGTGAAGCCCTTGGTGTCGGCGTCGTTGAACATCGGGATGTTGACGGTCACGGAGCTCTCAGCGCCTGCCGTTTGCCCCCATGCCCTCGACATGAGCCCGTAGGTCTGGCGCTTGTTGTTGGTGACGGCCGCGCTGTAGGTGGGCTTGTAGCCCCCCGCCTTGAGGATGTTGGTCTGCGGCGGCACCGTGGACGAGCCCGTGATGTCCGCCAGGTTCAGCTCCGTCTTGAGCCGGAAGGACACCAGCTTGTTGCCGGTGATCGGCTTCCAGCCGGGTCGCTGGGGGCTCGGGCCGTTGCGGTCGAGGACCTCGCGCGAGACTTCGAGTTCGCCCTCCTCGACGTAGACAGCGTGGGTGGCGATGACGATGAGGGGCGACGTGCCTTCGGTGGTTTCGGGAGCCACCAGGATGAAGCGCTCGGTGGCGCTGTACTCGGAAGCCATGGGGGTTCTCCTCGGGTCAAGTGGTCAGGGGGTACTCGTACCGGCCGGACCGAACACGTTGATGGACGGCGAAGGACATGACCACCCGGTAGAACGTCGCGTCGCCCACGGTGACTGGCCCTTTGGCCGACGTGCCGCGGTACAACACATTGTAAACACCGAGGGCCGTGGACGTAAGGCCCTGCTCTAGCAAATACCGTGCCGCAAGTGCCAGGGCCTCGTTTTGCACGACCGCGTTGGACATGGACCACTTCGTCCCTGCGCCCGACGACAGGCCGATGGCGCTGGCGGCGGCGTTCGGCATGGAGGTGACCTTGACCATGGTCCGGACCTCCAGGGTGTGCTCGACCTTCGCGATGCCGGCGTTTACGCCGTAAACGTGCTGGGAGTCCACGAGGTCCAGGCGGATGGCAGGGAAGGCCTGCGGCGCCCGCACGTCGTCCTCGTCCATCGGGCCGAACTCGACGGCGTGGTCGACCGGCTGCGCCAGGGTCGGGCCGAGGAACAGGAAGGCCGGGTTGCCCAGGACGTCCAGGTACTCCGTGACGCGCTGCGCGTTGTACGCCGCCAGCAGGTTCGTCCACCGCGTGTCGTCCGTCAGGACCTCGCGAGCACGCTCCAGGATGTCCATGGGGCCGCGGATGAGGAGTGGCAGTGTCATCGGCGCTTCTCCCACTCGTAGTACTTGCGGAAGGCCTCCGCGGTCACCTTGCCCAGGTCGATGACCGGCATGACCTTCGGGGCGCCCCAATACATGGCGCCGGGGTGCTTGATGGTGAGCTTGATGGTGCGTCCCTGGAACGTGACCTCGCGGGCGCTGTCGTTCGACGCGGTCAGGGCGCGGCGCAGGGCACCGGTCACGACGCTGATGGACCCCGAGCGCTGGCGGTAGAAGGCCACGATCTCACGTTCCAGGAAGTCCAGGAACTGCGTCTTGTTGCCCAGCTTGTCGGGGTCAGCGGCGGCCTGGATGGCACCGATGGCGGCCTCGAACTTCGCGAAGCGGTGGGCACCGACCGACTTGGCTTTGGCGTTGGACCTGTAGGCCATGAGCTCCTCCCGCCCTACCAGCGGTAGGGCTCACCAGTCGGGGTCAGCGCCCACTCCCGCGCGACCGACGGGTGCGACGCGGGCAGGGCCGCGAAGTCATCGGTCGCCGTCCAGGCGCAGGGCGTTTGGCCGGCCGGCTCGTCGTACCCCAGCAGGGCCGGGTTCTTGAGCAGGCGGGCCAGGGTTTCGGCGGCCCGCGTTTCCGAGGCCTCCACGGCCTCCACGCTGGCTCCGACGGCCAGAAGGACCAGCGGGATGCACTGACGCACGATCACGCGCTGGACGAGCTTGTAGGCCCCAGACGAGGTATCCGCCGCCAGGGTGGCAACGTCGATTCCCGCCGCGACCAGGTACCCACAGACCTCGGAGCTGGAGTCCTCGACAAGCTGGGTGACCCTGGCCAGGGTCATCAAGTCGTCGGCTCCCTCGAACCCCACCTGCGGCAGGTACGCCGACAGGATGGTCGAGTTGACCCCGAAGGTCTGGAGGGCGGTCGCGGTCATCGTGGTCCTCGATGCGAACCGAGCCGGGGGTCTTGCGGCCCCTCAGCTACGGGGCTTAGCTGAAGTTTCCAGTGAAGCAGCGGCCCATCGTCCCGCCGCGGACGGCGAAGGCGTTGAGCGCGTCCTTGCCGACGTAGGACACGACCTCGATCTTCGGCTCCTCGATGCGGTCCACGAAGGGGCTGAACTCCTCCGCGAAGGCGAAGGCGCCGTCCGGGCCGCGGCTGGTGTCCGAGGTCAGGTCGTAGGAGCCCCGCGCGATCAGCCCGAGCCACAGGAACGGGGTGCCCGCGATGTACGACGGCGCGCTGGTCTGGCCCTCGCGGACGGTGTCCGCCGGGAGGTCCATGATCATGACGTCGTCGAAGCCGTGGGTGCCCGCGAAGATGTCGCGGAAGGCGCCGTCGCTCAGGCGCGAGGCGCTGTTGGAGCCCGTGCCCGCGCCGTGGTAGGCCGGCTTGCGCGCCAGGACGGTGGCGTGCTTGCGGTCCATGATGCAGACCAGGTCGAGGTTGCCGGCCTGCTTCCAGTACCGGAGGGCGTCGAGCTGGTTGTCGATGTCCGCGATGATGTCCTGCGCCGTCGCGCCGCCGGACTCCTCGTCGATGGGGTTGGTGCCGGTCCAGGAGAGCTGGCCGCCGCTGCCGTCGCCGAAGACCGAGTCGTTCTTGAGCAGGTTGTAGACGACCTGGTCGCGCCGCGAGTACAGGAGGGCCATGTGCTCGGCGGTGGCGTTCTCCGCGTCCGCGAGCCGGATGGGTCCAGCGTCGCGGGGCAGGGGGAAGGGCGTGGGCGCGTTGGCCTCGGAGGCCAGGCGGATGGTGATCTCCGACTCGCCGATGGCGCGAGCGGGGCGAAGGTTCTGGCCGGGCAGCCAGGCGCGGCCCTCCCCTGCCTTGAGCAGGAAGTTGTCGAGCGCGGCGACGTTGTAGGTCGTGATGCCCGAGTGCATGGAGCGCGGCCCCTTCACCCTGACGGTGGGGAGCTTGCTGAAGATGTAGCGGGCGGCGTTGGCCTCGTGCCACGACGCGGCGCAGGTGCGGACCGCGACGTCCTGCACGGGGCTGATGTACGGGGAGCTCATGGTGTTGACCCTCCAGGTCGAGGGGGCTTAGGCCCCCCGTGGTTCAAGTGGATTACGCCTTGATGACGCAGATGGTGTAGGACAGCGACGCGAGGTTGATGCCGCCGGCGATGTGGCAGTGGACGGTGGCGACGACGGTGTCAGGCGCCGTGACACGGGCGCTGATCACGACGCCGTCCGCGAGAGCCGCGGCCGCGGCGGTGATGAGGCAGGCGTCGCCCACCGCAGCGCCAGTCACGGTGATGCCAGCGGAGTCCTCCGCCGCGCCGTCGGCGCAGGCGTCGAAGTCGATGGTGGCCGCCTGGACGATGATCCTGCCCGAGGGCTCCGCCGAGCGCTGGTCGAGGTCGACAGCGATCAGGTCGGTCGCGGCCGCATCGACATAAGACAGCGTGCCGTTGGTGTCCGCGACGCCAGGGATGTACCGGCCGAGGCACACGTTGCCGCTGCCGGCGACGTACTTGACGGCCTTGCCGCCCGTGCCCCACATGATGAAGTCGTGGGGCTCCAGGGTGCCTCCGGAGCGGACCTTGCACAGGCCCGAGGTCTGCACCTCGGCCAGGCTGTCGTCAGCGGGGGCGTTCTGAAGCACGCCGAGGGTCGAGGTGTCCGTGGACGCCGTCGCGAGGATGACCTTCTCGGTGTCGGTGCCGTCGGACTTGACGAACAGGTACCGGGCGGCCGTCAGGTCCGCGCCGGCGATCGCGGGATAGGTGCAGTTCATGGTCGTGATCTCCTGTTACCGGCCGGGCCGGAGGTGTTTGAAGGCCGCGAGGCCTTTGGAGGGCGAACCTCCGTTCTCGTTGATGAGTCGGGTCATGAGGGCGTTGTCGTCCTCTTCGACGGGGGCAGCGGTGTGGGTGCTCTCACCCATCGCGATGTTCCACGGGACCGAGCTGCGGTGCGGGGGACCGACGGGGCCAGAGGCCTCGCTGGGCTTGACGGCCTGGATGGTCAGGGCGTGGACGGCGTCCGGGGCCGCCTCGGACAGCGTGAAGAACAGGTCGCGCTGGGCCTCGGACATCTCGATGATGGACCCGGCCGGGTAGCGGAGGTCGAAGGACGCCCGACGCTGCGCCTTCTGCGCGACCGCCAGGGCCACCTCCGTCTCCTGGAGGCGTTGGGCCAGCCCCAGCTCGCGCTCGGACATCTTCAGCTCTTCGGGCACGGCAGGCACTGCGGCCGCAGGGACCGGGGGCACGACGGCCGCTGGCTCTTCGGCCAGGGGGAGCGCTTCGACGGGGGCCTCGGGGGCCTCCTCGGTCTTCTCATCCACCATGTCCTGGAGCATGGTCTGGAGGTTGGCGAACGACGCGGTCAGGTCCGTGACCGCCGCCTCGATGCTGGCGATGCGCTCGTCCACGGACGGCGCAGCGGCGTCGAGCTCCGGGGCCGGGAGGGCCGCGGGGTCAACGTTGAGGATGGGATCGGGCATGACTGCCTCCGTCATGAGGATGTGGGTAGCGGCGCCCTTGCGGTGGGGCGTGGCGGTGATGGACAGCTCGCTCAGGACCAGATGGAACTTTTCGCCCCGCTCGTCCTGGAAGGATTTGAAGCCGGGGGACACGTACTTGAGGCGCTTCGCCGCGATGTCCTCCACGACCGTGGGGTCATTCCAGGCCACGCCGGCCACGAGCTCGTCCTCGCCGTCGACCTTCTCCACGACCAGGTCAAGCACGTCGCCCAGCGCCCGCTGGCGCGTCAGGGCCGCGTTGTGGTCCGTGATGACCGGCGGCACGTAGCCATCGGACGTCAAGCGCTTGAACGCCGCGATGCGCTCGGCCATCCAGGCCTTGTCGGCCTTGACGGTCACGCCATCGGGGGTGACGAACTGCGGCCCTCGAACCAGGCGGAGCCAGTTCGTCGGGCGGTCGTCCTTGATGGTGTAGATGCCGGCCATGCTGCCTCAAGCAAAGAGCGTGCCATGATGGTCACCGCCTCAAGGTACGCATGGACCATGCCAGAAGCAAGCCCATGGTCGAATTATTTTCGACGCGGTGGGTCACGGGGCATGAAGACCCCGGTGACGAACCCGAACGTGAAGGCCAGGAGGACCAGCAACTCCAGGCTCATGGCTTCGCCGGCGGCTTGCTCGCGGCCGAGGCCGCAGCGTACTTCGCTGCCACCGCCGCGCGGGCCTGCGCCAGCTCGTCCGGCGTCATCTCCGGAGCGCCCAGCACCTCGCGCGCCCACGGCCCCAGGCTCGGGTCGGACAGCAGGTCGAGCGCCAGGCGGGCCTGCTGCACCTGCTCGATGGGGGTCATGCCCGTCGGGGCGTCCGAGGCCTCCGCAGCGTCAGCCACAGGGTCCACGCCCGAGATCAGAGCCCGCACGCTGCCAACGTCTATGCGCCACCGACCCGCGATCTTGCGGCCCTCGATCTTGCCACGCCGGCGCCAGCCGTTGATGGTCGAGGCCCGGACCCCGAAGATCTTGGCCACGCTGGCCGTGTCCTGGAAGCGGCCGGTCCGGAGGTCGTCGCTCTCACCCGTCGCGTCCGCGCCAGCCTCGCCCTCGCTCCGGGGCTCCGGGAGGTCCAGCAACTCGCGGATCATGGGCCGCGCCACGGCCATGTCCTGCTCGGTCAGCAGGCCGCCCTGGTATGCCACGACCAGGGTGTTGATGTAGGTGTCGTTGTCACGCTCCTCGACCACGCCCCACTGGACCGTCGGGCAGTAGACCCGGCCGGCCACCATGTCCTCGGGGTAGTTGATCTCGATGGCCTTGCGCAGGATCTGCTCGATGGGGAAGGCTGCGTACTCCTGAGCGATGTAGTCCAGGCCGTCGCGGAACTCTTCGCCCCCCTCGACCTTCGCAGCGTAGGAGCCCGTGCCGTCCGTCGCGATGGTGGTGTCGATGCTGTCCATGCCCAGCAGGATGTCCTTCGTCAGGGCCGTGATGGTCGGCTCCATGTTGGGCATGGTCTGCTGCGGGCTGATGGTCTGGATGGACGTGCCGTGGGGCGCCACGCCGCCCGTGGACTGGCCGCTCTTGCGCAGCCGGATATGCTGCTGGAAGGCCTGCGCCACAGGGTCCGCGGCGCTCATGCCCTCGGGCAGGGTGAACCACAGCTCGCCGATGCCGTTGATCTCGTTGGCCAGCCCGAGGGTCTGGTAGGCCTGCTGGAGCATCTTGACTAAGTTGACGACGGGCCGCAGCCACGACACGCCCTCCAGATTGCTGCCGGTGAACTCCGCGGCAACGTGGATGAGCTTGCGCCACGGGATGACCGCGTAGCTCGGGCCGCCTCCGCCGGTGAAGTCCCGTGCGGCCGCGCTGTTGAGCACGACGCCGATGGGTCTCTCGGCCTGCGTCAGCCAGTGCTGGATGGTCCAGGGCGCCCGGAGCTCAGGGTGCCGTGGCACCCAGTACCTGAACGCCGGTCCCTCGTAGTCGTAGACGACCTCGTCGCAGACCAGCTCCCCGAGGTAGCTGCCACCGATGACCGTCACGCTGAAGAACTCCCGGAGCATCTTGGTGAAGGCCTGGCGGTCCCTGGACAGGCGGTCGAAGACCCGGCGCCCCAGTTCCCAGTGGCGCTCCGCGGCCGCGTAGTCCTCGTCGCTGGCCCACTCGGGTGGCTCGGTCGGCTCGACGCGGTAGGGCAGGGACAGGATGGCGCGCAGGGGCCGGCGCAGGGCCGCCTGGACCTGGGGCAGGTACTGGATCTCCCAGAACAGGCCGGGCTCCCCCTGGCCGCGAGCGACGATGGGGTGGTACTTCGGGTTGCGCTCCAGGTACAGCTGCCCTCCGGACCACGGCATCCCGGTGGTGCCGATGGGCCGCAGCCAGTTGACGGTGTACTCGCCGGTGCGGACGTCCGCGACGGTCAGCTTGACGTCGACATCGGGCTTAAGCACAGTGTTCATGAGAACGCACCTTGGCACGGGTTGTGCTGCTCATGCAGCGTCCGTGCCAACATAGTCTCGAAGTGACCGCGTGTCAAGGTCACCAGCCGTCGAGGTCCACGACCTGGTGGGTCCGGACGAAAAGGTGGGTGTCCGCGGCCGCAAAGTCGCTGCCGTTCAGGGCCTCGGCGCCACACTCCGCCAGCGCCCATGCCACCGCCAGGTCGTCCACCTTCGTCTTGCGGCCCTTGCCCTCTCCGGACAACGTGGTGCGCTCGATGGACTTGATCTGGCCGACCAGCAGGTCCCCGCGCAGGGGCAGGCGCCCGAGCTGCTTCGCGTCGACCAGGGACCGGTAGGCCGTGGCCCACATCTGCGCCTTCGTCGTCGGCGTCTGGAGCCACCCGAGGCCTTCGCCAGGACCGGACAGAATCCGGACAGCCGGCCCGTGGTGCGCCAGGCGCTTGATCACGGTGCGCCCCATCGCGTTCTGCTCCACCATGACGGCCGCGCCGTTGTACCGCTTCGCCAGGGCTGCCAGGGCCAGGGGGAAGGCGTCCACGGGCTCCAGCTCCGCGGCCAGGTAGGCCACCACGTTGCGCGTGGCGACGTCGATGACCACCGCCGCACTGTCGTCGCCCCCGCGGATGCCCTCGGCCGGGTCAGCTCCGATGGCGTACTGCACCCCCCAGGCCGGCGCCTCGAAGATCGTGACCAGGTCATCGCGCAGACCTGCCCCTGGACGTTGCAGGGCGGTCACCAACAGGCCGGGGAACCTCCGGCTGTTCGACAGGTCGACGAAGGCTCCGGAGAGCTCCTGGGCAGCGTAGGCTTCGTCGTCGGAGAAGTAGTCGGTCAGGCTCGTGACGTAGTCGGGGAGCAGGTGGGTGTTCTCCGCCGTCGAGCTGTGGTGCAGGCCGAAGTTGCTCTTCGGGTCCGTCACGCGCTTGTGGAACCAGTTCATCCCGGCCGGCGTGGTGGTCGCCCACAGGCGCCCCGGCGCCAGGCGCAGGCGGCCGAGGGCCACGCGGTGCGCGTCGTCGGTGCCGTAGGCCCACTCGTCCCCCCAGATCCAGCCCAGGTTCGGCCCGCGCAGCGAGTCCGGCTTGTCCGCGCTGCGCCACAGGATGGTCGTGCCGTTCTTCAGGATGGTGTACTGCTCGGCCTTATTGTGCTGCTTGACCGCGTCGCGCGCGATGTCGAAGAACGTCCGTTGGGACGCGTCGCGCATCATCGGGTAGGTCGGCGCGATGACCATGCCCCGGCTCTCCGGCGGCATCCGCAGGATCTCGATGGCGCCGGCGTAGGTCTTGCCTGCACCGATGCCTCCGACGTACGCTCGGTTCTTCGTCTGGTCGGTCCAGAAGGCCGCCTGCGCGCGCAAGGACCGTGCCACGTTGAACCGAAGCGTGCTCAAATCGTGACCTCGATAGTGATGAAACCGTTATCTCCGTCAGTGCTGTCAAGCTCTTTGTCAAGCTTGACAGCACGGAGCCGGGTGTCATCATCGGCGTCGTCGTCGCGCACGACCCGAGCGCAGAACTCCCGCCGCTCGAAGGCCGAGAGCAGGGCCGCCGCGCGGGCGGCCTCCTCACCGACCTGGCGGATGACCTTGCGGGCCTGAGCGACCGTGGGGTGGTTGGCCAGGCGGCTGGCCATCGCGGGGTCGCCAGCGTCCTTGTTGTACGCCTGCCGGTAGGCGTCGATGTACGACGTGCCCTGGCAGACCAGCAGGACGAACTCCCGCTGCCTCTCGCGCAGGGGAGCCAGCGCCTCGAGGACGCGGGGGTCGTCGGGGTCGAGCTTGTAGCGGACGGGGGGGATGGCCATGGGTCAGCTCCTGCGCTTGCGGCCCTTGCGGAGGGCGGCGAGGAACTTCAGGCCGGAGATCACGGCCCGGAGGAGCCAGGCGTCACGGAGGCTGATGAGGGCGGGCATGGGCTTTACCTCGTAAACGAGTTG